AATGAGCTTATCGGAAACTTTGCAACAGAACCGAAATTGTTCGATTTCTTTGAAGATGGAGGACTTAATGAAGCAGTATGTGAGCCGATGATTGACGGGGTGCCGTTCAGTTCTCTAAATAACGGAAGCAGGATGCAAGCTGGATTAGACGTATCCAACACTCTAATGAAACAGGAAGGCTATATCGTTCCAATTTTTATCGATAACGCTGAAGGTTTGACTAATCACAATAGAGACTCTGTTCAAGTAGACACTCAAGTTATTGCTATGTATGTAAATGAAGATGATAAAACTTTACGAATCAAAAATCACAAAACGGAGGGAAAATAGATGACACATGAACTTGCAGAAAATAAGATTTACGGAAATAGATTAACTAAAATTAACGATACCTTTATGCCACAAGTAGAATCACAGTTATTGAGTAATGGAATAAATATGACTGAATATCAAAAGCAATGCGTAATAAGCGCTATACAAGGAATTAATACAATGCTAACAAACTCAAACTTGTCAATTAATGATGTAGATTCAACAAATATGACAGAAACATTAATGACAATTGCAGCATTACAAGTCAATGCTTCAGCTATTCCTCGTGAAGTTTATTTTCAGACTAGAAATGTTAATAGGAAACAGTTCGGTCAATCAGATAATTGGGTGAAAGTAATTGAAATGGGTATTGAAGGAGATGGAAACGATGCTATCCTTTCAAAATTTGGACGGAACGTAAAACATGTTCATCGTCATTGGGAAGTGAGAGAAGAAGACCATTTTTCGTACCCAGGTTATAAAGGATTGTCAGTAACAGATCCAGAATGGGGGCCAACTGGTAAAGGAAAAGTAGTTAGAGTTGTTTATCCTATTGAAATGTCTGACGGTACAATCGAGTATCACATTGCAGAACGAGAGGATGTTGTTAAAAATTTAATTGCTCATATAAACCAGAACCTTATGAATGAAACTTTTGGTATAGCAAAAAAGAAAAAAGACGCAAGTTATCAGCAAAAGCAGGAAATTGATAATAAAAAGCAAGAAATCATGAACAATTTGAAAACAATGGCTTTAGATGACATTTTAGACAGTCAAGAATATCAATCATATATTAGTCCCGCATGGAAATCTCCACAAAGTAGAGAATCCATGATTGTTCGTAAAATGAGAAACAACATTGTTAAGAAAATTCCTAAAAACTTCGAGAATGCGTATGTCGCTATGCAATATCAGTCGCAAGACGACGAAGTAGTTAAATCTGTTAGAAAAGATGTCACTGAGCAAACAGCACAAGAGGTATTCGATTTTGATGAAGAACCATCCGAAGTCAAACAAGAAGCTATGAAACACGATAAAGAAACTACACCAGATACAACTATCATCGAACCAGAAGAATTAGCAAAAGAGCCTGTCACTAGTCATGAAAAAGATAACGAACCAACCCAGACAGCGTTTTTTGATGAATTAACCACAAATATTGCTAGCGAAACAGACGGACGTGGCTTTTAATGATTGAAATTAATATACAAGGATCTTCATCTGCAGGTAATAATTATTTACTTGCAGATGGAAACTCATCCTTAATGTTAGAAGCAGGATTAAAGCCTAAAGATATTATGAAACAAGGTATTAATTTTTCAAATATTCAAGGTTTACTTGTAACACATGAACATGGTGACCACTCAAAGTATATCAATGATATTTTACTCGCTGGAAGATTTGATGTGTGGGCCTCACGAGGAACTTTAGAAGGATTAGGTATAAATAGACGGTCACATATTTTAAAAGCTAACCAGCAACAGAAAATTGGTGATTGGTTAGTTAAACCTTTTGCCACTATTCACGATGACAAAAAGGCACGGGCGAGAGAACCACTGGGCTTTCTTATTCTTTCACCTAGTGGAAAGAAAATAGTATTTGCTACAGATACTAACTATTTACCTAAAACGTTTAAAGACGTCACTCATTGGCTCGTTGAGTGTAATCATGATATCAAGTTAGTAAGACAGAGCAAACTGCCAAAAAGTGTTCAAGATCGAATTTTAAGAACGCATATGAGCATAGATGCCTGCAAAAAGTTTTTTCAGTCAACTGATTTAACAAAAACAGAAGAAATATATCTCATCCATTTAAGCGACAAGAATAGTGATCCAGAAAAATTTAAAGAAGAAATAGAAAAAATAACCAATAAAAAAATAATTATTGCATAGAGTGGAGGTGTGACATTGAATTATTTACAACAGATTCTTGCGTTTGACGATTATTTGCTTTATAAACAAAAGCTTTCATCAGGTCAGATTGCTTTATGGCGTGCATTAATGTCCATAAACAACAAAGCAGGATGGGCTACATGGTTTACAGCGGCTAATGCAACATTAGAATCTTTGTCAGGATTGTCACGCTCGGGAATTAATAAGAATAGAAACGCGCTAAAGCAACTAGGCTTGATTGATTTTAAAAGTAATGGTCGAAAAGCTACTTCTTACAAGGTATGCGTACTTTATACGTTAAATAGTGAGCAAGAGAGTACACAACAGAGTAACGATAAAGTGACACTAAAGAGTACAACGCAGTCAACGAACAGTGGCACATTAATTAAACATAAACAAAACATAAACACAAACAATTCTTTTTCACCAGAAACAGATAAAAATAAATTAAATATATACGCTGCCGTCGAACAAAATTTTGGGAGACCACTTTCGCCTATCGAAATGGAAATGATTAAACAGTGGCAAACAGAAGATGGTTATCCAGATGACCTTATTCAATTAGCCCTTAAAGAGGCAGTTCTTAATCAGGCATTCAGTCTAAAGTATATGGACCGCATATTGTTAAGCTGGGAACGTAAGGGAATAAAGACAAAAAATCAAGCTATAAAAAAAATTAGTGAATACAATATGCGAAATGATCAAGAGGAGATTTCTGTCGATTCAATACCAAAAGTTACAATGCATAACTGGTTAAATCCAGAGGGAAATTAAGAGAGAGGTGCTGTGATGAAAGCGTGGAGTCAGTTTGAAAAAATGATTGAACAAACCAACGAGTGGTATTGTCGTAACAGAAAAGGCACAGTAGCAAAAATACCTAATGGAACTAAAACTATAAGGGTTGGTGGAAAACCTGTAGTGATTCCAACTAACAAGACAGGATGCGATTTTATCGGACATTTGAAGGGTCGGCCAATCGCCTTCGATTGCAAATCTACTGAAAATAAAACCGCATTTCCATTTTATGTTGGAAATAAACCAATGTTAAAAGATCACCAAAAAAATTTTTTAAAGGATTTTAAATTAAGCGGCGGAACAGCATTTTTATTAATTCAATTCAACAAAAGTCATCAAGTATTTTTAGTGGATGTTGATGATTATTTAAATATGCAAAAAAACTTAGGACGTAAGAGTATTCCGTTAGATTACTTAAAAGAATTTGAGGTTCGACAGCATGGATACTATTCACATTATTTAGAAAAGTTAGAGCAAAACTACTGGCAATAACAGATTTAGGAGGAGTGGAAATGAGTATTGCATTACCAAAACAAAAACATTTAAGAGGTCCGTTACTTGATTACCTGAGAATTGCAGAGGATAATGGCGACTTGTTTGCATGGAGAAAGGCGTGCGAAATTGGGCGAGAAATATTCTCAGGTGATTTTTCAGACAATGCTAAACCATTAATTGTTATATACAAAGATGGATCTTCAGAAGTATTTAACACAAGAGCTGATGTAATTTCAGCGTGTCGAATTGGAAATGAAACTTTGCGAAAATGTTTGGAGACTGGTGAACAAGATAGATTGGGTCGCTGTTATGACTATGCCATTTTAGAGTAGCAAATTGTAATAGCAAATCGTATCTTTTGGTTTAATGGGTTATTCATTATGAATTTTAAAATTATGAGTTTGGAGGGGGAGCAATGGGAAAGAATTTACTCAGAGAGAAGAAGCGATTAATACGACAAAAAATTCTTTTTCTGACGGGTGAAAACGAATCTTGGATGAAGAATCCAGAAATCGTGAAAGAAGTCCAGAGGCTCTCTAAGCAACTAGAGTCAGATCTTATAGCGGATAAGCGACCATTACCCAGTTTAGATCCTGATAAATTAACAAAAGAGAAGTACCAACATTTCTTAGATTTAGGTTATCAAGTAGGAGATATTAAGAAAGCTTTAGGACTAGGCACAACAACCTTTCAAAATTGGCGGAAGGCTAACGGAATAGAAAATAAAATTAATAGAAAACAAAAGAAAGAGGAGAGTAAACTTATGAAATTTAACATTAATACAGCAAGTTTATTATTACCAGGAACATTTGGAGCAGAAGGAAAAGAGTGTATTACGATTTCAAAAAGTGGGTTGGCTTTGAGCGGTCCAGTTGTGAGACGACTAAACAAACCTGAATGGGTTCAATTGTATTTAGACGAATCAAGATTAGCATTGTTTGTCATTCCCTGTAAAGCGACGGACGAAGGCGCTAGAAGTTGTGTAAATCCGAAGTCAAAAAAGAAAGCAGGGTATCGTAAAAGCTGGTCAGGTAGCATTTTAGAGAAGGTATCAAAAGCCAGCAAGATGGATATTGAAAATCATCGTTACCATGTTGAACCAGAAAGCGTTGAAGGCTATCCAACTGCTCTTGGTTTTGATTTAACGAAAGCCGTAAAAAATTAATTCTAAATTGTTGAGGGTGAAAAAATGAAATTAACTAGTGTGATATTTGAGTCGTCGGTTGAACGCTTTCCACCGATTGTATCAATAGATTTAGACCAATTAACACCCAATGAGTACGTGACACTTAGAAATTTGGGGTATGACACGCAACTTTCTAAAATTACAAAAAGGACCTTTGAAGAGTTGGAAGGCCATTTGGGAATTCGAGGGGACGTTACAAAGAAAAATGGATTTTATGTATTAATAAAATAATCAGGAAGGAGTGGAGTTTGTGGCCACAGTAAAGAATTCTTTACTCCTTTGAAATTATGAAATTTTTAGACTTATTTGCAGGTATTGGCGGTTTCCGTTTAGGTATGGAATCAGCCGGTCATGAATGCATAGGTTTTTGTGAAATAGATAAGTTCGCACGAACTAGTTATAAAGCAATACATGACGCAACAGGAGAGGTGGAAATGCATGACATCACAACAATATCAGATGAATTTATTCGAGGAATCGGAAGTGTTGACGTTATCTGTGGAGGATTTCCGTGCCAAGCTTTCTCGATTGCAGGAAAACGAAAAGGTTTTGAAGATACTCGAGGAACTCTCTTCTTTGAAATTGCAAGGTTCGCATCTATTCTCAGACCACGCTATTTATTCCTTGAGAACGTCAAAGGATTGCTTAACCACGAAGGAGGGGCTACGTTCGAGACAATCCTCAGAGCCTTGGATGAACTCGGGTATGATGTGGAATGGCAAGTGCTTAACTCTAAAGACTACGTACCACAGAACAGGGAGCGAGTATTCATTATCGGACATCTTAGAGGAGAACGTACCAGAAAAGTATTTCCTCTCGAGAAAAAAAACGGAACAACTGCTAAAAACAATATAAAACCTATAAATAATTCGAAGAAGACTAGGGAATTACTTAACTTCGATAGTACTAACAGATTTTACGATGTTAATGGTATTAGTCCTTGTTTAAATACTATGCAAGGTGGAGATAGAGAGCCGAAGATTGCAGTGGTAGGAAATGTGAATCCTAGCGGCTCAGGAATGAACGGTCAAGTTTATTCAAGCAATGGTTTAGCACCTACTCTAACAACAAATAAAGGTGAAGGGGCAAAAATTGCAATACCTGTCTTAACTCCTGATCGAGTAGAAAAACGACAAAATGGAAGACGGTTTAAAGATGATGGCGAAGAAATGTTCACGTTAACTGCACAAGATAAACATGGAGTAGCTATTATTCAGAAATCTCGTGGTTATAACGATGGAGGGATATATAAAGTTGCCCCAACTGTAACATCTAATAGTTGGCATGAAAATAACTTTTTAAAAGATAGTATTAGAATTCGCAAACTAACACCTCGTGAATGTTGGAGGCTTCAAGGATTTCCTGACTGGGCGTTTGATAAAGCAAAAGAAGTAAACAGCGATAGTCAATTATATAAGCAAGCTGGAAATAGTGTAACAGTGCCAGTTATTGCTGATATTGCCAGTAGATTAGAAAGTGAGTGAACAAAATGATTCCAAAATTTAGAGCATATTCAGTAGAAGAAAACATAATGTATTATCCAGATGAAGATAAAAATGTAGAATGGACTATTGATGATGATACAGGATTTATAGCGCCTCTTATCAATCTAGAAAATGGCATGTGGGGAATGATTGATAAATATGTTCTCATGCAATCAACAGGGTTGAAAGATAAGAACGGCGTTGAAATTTTTGAGGGGGATGTATTATATTACATTCCTTTCGAGTCGCATATAAATGATAGCATCGTTGTATTTGAAAAAGGTTCATTCTGCAAAAAAATGTTAAGAAATGGAAAGTTAACATCTGTTAGATTCATTGACAGCGAAGAATATGAAGTTATCGGAAATGTATGGGATAACCCAGAACTATTGGAGGGAACAGAATGAGTAAAAAAGCCGTTTGGTTATCAGATATTGAATTCATTGAGATGCATAGTAGCGATTGGGAAAGATTGGAAAGTGAAGCATTTGAACCAGATGAAATTGTGCAGGCGCAGCTCAACGAAAGTCAGCAGATCGTGCTAGGTTGGTTGAAAAGAGAACAAATTAAGAGAAGTACACTAGATATATTAATTATTAGAGAATTGGCAGAACTTATTTATCATGGCTATTTTAGTGAAGAGCTTGTCTACAAAGCGTTCATGGAAATAAATAGAAAGCAGCAAGCACAAGTCTTACAAGCGTTTAGCCAGTGGGCTTTGGAACAGGAGGAATCGGGATGAATAGTTCAGAAGCAATAGCTAAAATACAAGAATTACAAGATATCTACGGTGACATTGAAATCTTGGTAAATGCTCAAGGATCAGACAACGGATTTTTCAAAATTATCACCAGTGTTGAAATTCAAGAAGGCATGTGTGATGAAGATGGCGGCTTTATTGACGAGAGAGTTATTTTAATCTCATGTGAATAGGAGGGTAATTGTGAAATCTGAAGAGATAAAATTCTTAAAAGAGTTACAACATGAGTTACTGACTCAAGATAAATTGTGTCAAGCTGATCCTAGATTTTGGGTAATCAGAGATTATCGTTGGGTTATTATTCCTAAGGATTATGCTGACGAATACAGAGTTTATGACAATGAGGGTACAAATTGGACCTTAAATCAATTTGCAGATTATATCAAAGATGAAGAATGTTATGACGAGATACTAGAAGAATTAGATTTAACGGATTCTAGTAAACTTGATTTTGCTGATATTGAGAATATTGTCGAATCGATAAACAAATACTATGATTCTTCTGAATATGAAATTCACGGGGTTAATTGCGAGTCATTTATAGTGCCAGATACAATGTTTTTAACTAATCGAGAAGCGAAAGAACACTTGAAAAGTAATCACTATCATTACACTAGCAAAGCGCACACTTATGCTATGACCGCTTGGAGATCACCGCAAGTAGAAAAGTTGATTCATATTTTACAGACTGCTGATTTTGAGGAGGAAGCGGAATGAAACAATTTAACATTGAACTAGTAAGACGTGACAAAGTGAAAGTGGAGCTTGATCCAAATTTTTTCAACGAGGAATGGTTTAAAGAATTCCGTCAGTTCTTTTATGACTATGAAACTTTGGAAGAAATAGCAGAGTATATCACGTTTAACGTTGTGCATAATAACGAAACTTTCATCGATGGTATTGGCATACCTCTGAGAAATGGAAAACGGCCATATTGGCTAAAGAAAGATGAAGAAGTAAACGAACACGTAAACGTTATTTATAACAGTTATGATACTGAGATTGAGTATGAGTAGGAGGAAGCATAGTGAAACGATTAAAAATAAGCTATATAGATTTAGCTGTAATAATTGAAAGCATCTATTATGGAGGAGATGAAGATGTATCTGATATTGAGGACTTATTGAAATATTTGCGTAATAACGGACATCTGTCTACTGTTTTAACAGTTTCAAGGGGGATTAGCGGTGAATAAACAAGAAAAAGAAGATTTAATTCAAGCGCTCTATGATATCGGGGGCTGCGAGGCAGAAGATGAATGGACAAGAGGTTATGACGATGGAGTAAATGCAGCAATTGAGGTCATAAAAGAGCTTAAAGTACATGGGAAAGTTATATTTTCGCATGAAGAGAAATTTGTGGCTGATTGGCTTAATGATTTAAGAGGCCAAATCAGTGATGTTAAGTTAAATTCTGGGGCTGTTTTCATGACGTTCATCGGCAGACAGTTAGAGCGGTACTATGATGAAGAATACTCGTTTTTAACTGAAAAAATAGAGAGTTGGCTTACAGTTCCAAAAAATAAAGTTAAACTAATGAGCGCCATTGACAACGGCTACGAAGTAGAGAAACAGCAATTGTATTATGTTTTTGACACGACAACAAAACAATATTTAGGTGTAGATAAAGTTTTAAACAAAACATTCTGGTTATCGTCTCAGAACAGCGGAGCAAGAACACCGCTAACTGAACAAGAAATCAAAGCAATTGATGAGCGTTACTGGCCGTTTGCTGTGAAAGTAGGGAATGAGTAATGCCGTACTTAACCAATAAAGAAGTTCAGATTATCAATTTCTTAATCAAAGATGGAATTAAAGCCTTTGATTTTCGTGGTGGTTTCCGCGATTGCTGGTTCACAGTAAAAGAATCAAATGAATTAGCCAATAAAGTAGAAAAAATATCAGATATTATTTTCGAACGGAATCGTGACGAATTTTGGTATGAAAATGAAGATAATGACAGAGTACACCATTTGAAAATTTTACCTAAATACTTCGAAGCAGTCGTTTCAGGTGATAAATGTTTTGAAATCCGAAGAAATGATCGTGGATATAAGGTAGGCGATATTCTTCGACTAAATGAATATCAAGACGGACAATATACAGGTCGCTTTTATGTCGTGGAAATAACGTACATTACAGATTATGCGCAACAAGATGGCTATGTAGTGCTGGGGATTAAGTAAGGAGGTCAAATAAATGAAAATTATTGCTAAAGGTCGAGGGACTGGAAAAACAACAGAGCTAGTTAAAGAATCAGCTAGAACAGATCAGTATATTTTAGCATCGAATAAATCGCATGTCCGAGCTATTGAACAAATTGCCAAAAAAGCAGGCGTTACTATTCCATATCCTGTTACGGTGGATGAGATTGTAAGCATGGACCGCTTTACATGTGCCAGTTCTATTCAACGAGAGGGATTGCTAGTGGATGAAGCAATTATGGTTTTAAGTAAACTAATTGGCTTAAAAATCACTGGGGCCACTATATCTCTTGAAGGAGAACAACAATGCTAAGTTATCCAGAATTATATATACTGGGCCGTCAAGTAGACGGCGTGTATGTTGAGTACCTGCATGGATCAGAGCAAGCCGATTTATTTTTCGATTATACAATTGCTCGTGATGAAAGAAATCATATGAATAAAACCAATATGAAAGATGGCACTTGGGAAATTTTAAAGTATGGCAGACCAATTACAGTGGAGGCTGAGTAAATGGAAGATATCTTAATTATACTGACTTTAGTGCTTTACTTTTTACTTGGCTACAATGCTGGTAAACGTAAATATATTAAAGCGATGAGAACGGCAATTAACTATGAGCTAAAATTAACTACAAGTGACTATCAAAAAGGGTGGCTTGATTGTTTATATTTCATTCTGAACAGTAACAGAAAGGATAGATAGATGAAAACAGCTGAAGAAGAAATCAATGAATTAATCAGCAAATACAATTTTGAAGTAGCAGTACTAGAAGATGTCAATTATAGATTATCTTGTTGTAGGGATGAAGCATATGCAAGACAGCAGCTTCGATATTTAAAGAATCAAATCATCATGGGATTTGCGACTGAAAAAAAGAAATAATAAGATATTAATTAATGAAAAGAGGAAAATTTATGGGTAAGAAAAAATCAAAAATTAAAAAGAAAAAGCGTCGTTTACAAGAAAAAGCAGTGGCCAATGGAACGATAAATACGAAGAAAAAATAATCAGAGGTGGATTATGTGGACTTTAAGCCAGCCAAACTATCCGAATTAGAGAATTTTGATGGAAAGCATGTTATAATACTAGTTAGCAACGGACAAACAAAAGTAGCCGATTTGCCTGACCATGGAGTTGTTGAAGTAATATCTCATGCAGGCAAAGTAACGTTTATTGAACAAAAAATTAAAGAAAAATTTTAATATAGTCTGACTAGACATACTAGAAGACATCTGACCAATTGTGTTTTTACACATCGGTTAGGTGTCTTTTTGTATTTTTATTAGAAGGAGCGATTCGCCGATGTTAGACCAACACGGAAGAGAGATTTTGATTCAGGAATATAAGTCTGATTTAAAAGACGCAAGTCGTCAGCATCGACGAATTGCAAAGAAGAAGTATCAAATTGAAAAAAATGGCAGATTAGAAACAATTGACGACCGTACTGCAGAAGATATAAAGGAACAGTCCATTTATGCTGAAATTATTTCATCTACCAAATATGCGTTATATTGGCTTGAACATGGAATTGAGAGACCTCTTGATGAGGAGGCAGCAAAAAAAATACCTAAATATCGCAGAGCTAAACACATTACAAATATGGATAAGATATCATACGAAATTTATTGTAACCAGTATGAATCTGCACGTAATTACCCTATTACTGAAGAGAAACAAGAGATGTTGATTCAACTTAAAGAGTTGTTATCAACGTTCAGTGAGAGAGAACGTGATTTGTTTGATTATATCCATAATCAGCAACTTACTTATGCAGAAGCTGCTGAAAAAATGGATATTAAAGTAGGGACTGCTAAATCCATGTCACAACGAATTAGGAATAAAATTGATGCTTATTTCGAATATGGACATCAGATTTCATTATTTTAAATTTCATTTTTTTGTAAACCATTCCCACCTATAGATGAGAGGTGAAATTCTCCTATTCTAAGTTGGTAGAGTAGCTTAATAATATTTACTTGTAAAAAAACAAGAGAGGAGGTGTTCCTCCTCCTCTAATTTTCTACAAATTACGAGTAAATTAGGTAGACGTGTAGCTCAATAGGTAGAGCAGTTGATTTTTAATCAATGGTGCGTGATTGCTTGTGCAGGTTCGACTCCTGTCACGTCAATAAGTGGGAAACCACTTAAATAAAAAATCGGTATATGTCAATAAATGTTTCTACTACTGTGACACACGATTTTCACTCCTTCCTTTCAAAGTGCCTGCCTGCGGAAACAGGAAAAGGCGAGCAACCTAGTATTGTTATTCAGTGTGGATTCGGCTAGGCGTTCCACACAAATTTAAATAGGGGATACATTATGAATTACTGGTACATAAGTTTAAGTAAAAATTACCCACCAAAAATAACTCGAGAAGTAAAATTAAATCGTGACTTTGCAATTGTTGAATGTATACGACCTGTTAGTAAAAAAATGTCTAGAAAGCTGGATTTAATTTACATTGGATATGGCTTTTTTAAAGATTCTCACATTCAAAATAATTTCAAATCACATATACCATAATTAAGTTGATAAATGTTCTATGATGACTGTACAAGTATCTAATACTATGGTTATATAGACACACCTAGATGAGGGATTATTACATTTTTGGAGGGAATAAGATGAAACAATTTGGAAATGAGAATTATACAGTAGTGATTAACGAACAAGAAATTAACGTAATTTTAGAAAATAATGATTCGGTATCGATTAATTTTGTTAATATGCCGAATCAAGAAAATGCTTATATTTTATCTATTAACCCTAAAGCATATACGGAATTGGCTATAGATGAGTATCAAGAATTATTAAAAAGATATAAAGAAGCAGAAATAGCTGCGATTGAAATTAAAAACTGTCTTGAACAAGAATACTTATTAACTATTATCTAAAAAAGCCTAATTAGGCTTTTTTATTTGTTTAAAGGAGAAAAAACATGCAAATAGAAAAAATGGAATTATCTGATCTGAAAGCAGCTGACTACAATCCAAGAGTTGATTTAAAACCAGGAATGCAAGAGTATGAGAAGCTAAAACAATCTATCCTAGAATTTGGATTCGTAGATCCTCCGATTTACAATATTCAAACAGGTAACTTAGTTGGTGGACATCAACGTGTCGCTGTTGCTAAAGAACTGGGCTTGTTCAATGAAATAGAGGTATCCGTGGTAGATTTACCTCTTGATAAAGAAAAAGCGCTCAATGTGGCTCTAAATAAGATTTCTGGTCGGTGGGATGAAGAAAAACTCTCTATTTTATTAAATGAATTAGATGATGAAGCTGTTAATCTGACTGGTTTTGATACTGAGGAAGTAGATGGTTTACTCGCTTCTTTCAATTATGAAGAAGATATTGAGAAACCGATTATTGAAGATGATTTTCAAGTTAATGAGTTCATAGAAAATCATCCTGAAGCTAAAACTAAATTGGGCCAATTATGGAAACTTGGTAATCATTATCTATTGTGTGGTGACGCGACAAAGCCTTCGGATGTTGAAAAGTTATTACAAGGAAAAAAAGCAAATCTAGTTGTGACTGATCCACCTTATAATGTAGCAGTAAAATCTGACAATAAAGAATTAAACGAATCTGGTCGGGAAAAAATTATGAACGATGACATGAGTGATGAAGAGTTCGACCAATTCTTGATGGCAGTATTTCAAAACTATTCTAACGCAATGAGAGATGACTCAGCGATTTATGTGTTTCACGGATCATCTTATCAACGTGAATTTGAAAATAGTATGAATGCTGCTGGTATAGTTGTCCGTTCACAATGTATATGGGTAAAAAATAATGCTACGTTTGGTTGGAGCCAGTACAGATGGCAACATGAACCAGTTTTTTATGCCCACAAGAAGAAACAGGCACCTTCGTGGTACGGAGACAGAAAGCAAACTACAATTTGGCAAGATGATCTATTAGAAGATTTACCAGCTACTATTTGGAAAGTACCAAGAGATGATGTAGCAACGTACTATCATCCTACACAAAAGCCGTTATCACTTATTGCGATACCAGTTAGAAATAGCTCTAAAAGACAAGATATTGTTTTAGATCTATTTGGTGGTTCAGGAAGTACATTAATGACTTGTGAACAGTTAAATCGTATCTGTTATACGCTTGAATTAGATCCACTCTTTTGTGATGTAATCATAGAACGCTTTGAAAAATCAACAGGAATCATTGCAGAACTTGTAGAATAAATAAAAAAAGCCGAGTGCAGCTAACACTCGACTAATTCCTCAGGACGCAAAAAACACCCCGAAGACACAGAGAATTCCCACGCGTGGATTTTCGACACCCTCTGTGTCTTTTAGCATTTTATCAAATGCGGGGTGTTTTAACAATGGGAACAAAAGAAGAACATGAAAAAATTGATATTTTAGATTTGGAATTAGAGAAAGAGTTTGAAGATGCCGAAGATTATGAACAATACCGAAAAATCATAAGAGCCACGATGGCCCAATGGTTAAAAAATCTTAAAAATGGCGAAATCAAACTAACTTCAGTTAGTGATCTAAAAACTCTTATTGAAGCTGATAAAATACTTAGAAGTTAGGGGAGGTGCGGTCAATGGCAAGAAGTGAAAAAGAGCCATCAAATAAAACAAAAGAGAGATATGACTTGTTTGTTGACTGTTATCTGCAAACTTTTAATGCAACACAATCAGCAATCAAAGTGGGTTATTCCCAAAAGACAGCCAGACAACAAGGACACAAGCTATTAACAAATGCTTACATTAAAGAAAAAATTCAATTGGAAATGAAAAGACTACGCGATCGTATGAAGGACGAGGGATTGCGTAGTTTTTCAATGCTGTTAGATATAGCAATGCAAACTGAAGGGAAAATACAAGATCACAACGAAGCTGAGATAGCAATTGATAAAATAAAGTCTGAACTTAGCGATTTAGAGCTCGAAATGCTTAAGGCTAATAACGACTTAGAAAAAGTACAAAAGGCAGCAGATGCTATTGATGGTCGAAAGAAAGAAATGCGAAGCCACAAAAGAAGTCTTTTAGAGCAGATTGACTCCATAAAAAAAGAATATTTTGAAATGAATCTTGAAAGAGTTGTGTTACTAAATGAATTGTCAAAGCATCAATCTCGTTATCTTGATGCCAAGGAATGGGAAAAATTACAGAATCTAAAGAAATCTATTTTCCAAGATATTTTAGACCGAGGCGGATTTAAAGCAATTGACCAGATACAGCATAGCGGAAAAGTGGATGTTAATCCGCTTGCGAATTTGTCGGAAGAAGAATTGAGGCGATTAGCAAATGGACCAAGAGCAACTTGATGCATTAGCTAACGCTGCATTGGAAGAACTAGCTAGACGAAATTATGGGGATTTCTTCTATTTGTCACATGGTAAACAATGGGATTTATTAAGACATCAGAAGTACATTACAGATCGACTTCAAAAAATAATTGATGGGGAGCAAAAGTATTATATTATTGAAATACCTCCCCAACACGGTAAATCTACTGTAATTACAGAGACATTTCCAGCTTATTATTTAATGAGGCATCCAGATAGTCTGGTGATGGTTGTTTCTTATTCAAAAGAATTATTCCAAAAGTTTGGTAGAAAGAACCGCGAAAAGTTCCGCTTGTTTTCGGACCAATTATTCGGCTTACAAATAAGTTCTGAAACTTCATCTGTTAGTGAATGGGGAGTTGAAGGTCATCTAGGCTCGCTTTACAGTACTTCTATTTTAGGTGGTGCAACAGGACGTGGAGCAAGGCTTTTAATTATCGATGATCCGATAAAAAATAGAGCAGAAGCTGAATCTAAAACAATTCGCGATAAAATATATAATGAGTGGCAAGACACTTTCTATTCTCGTTTAACGGCGGATGCCAGTGTCATTGTAATCATGACTAGATGGCATGAGGATGATTTAGCAGGTCGTCTGTTAAAAGAACAAACACTGCCTTGGGAAGAAATTAAAATACCAGCTATAGCCGAAGATGACGACTTACTAGGAAGAAAACCAGGAGAAGCGTTGGCACCTGAAATTGGGAAAGATGAGGAGTGGGCTGCTAAAACAAAAGCAGTTACTGGTTCTCGTGGTTGGGCTGCTTTGTACCAACAACGACCGACGCCAGCAGGTGGTAACATTTTCAAACGTTCATGGATTAAGTTCTATGTGCCAACATTATCCAAAAAAATTGAATTAAGTTTAGGCGATGACGTGGTTATTTTACCACGTCTTTTTGATAGACAAGCTCAGTCTTGGGACTGTACTTTCAAAGACACCGAAACATCTGACTATGTATCTGGTCAGGTATGGGGCAAGAAGAGAGCCGATTTTTATTTATTAGACCGTCATCATGAGCGTATGGGCATAGTTGAGACGATGAAAGCAATTGATGCCATGGCTGCTAAGTGGCCAAAAGCTCGCGGTATTTACATTGAAGATAAAGCTAATGGGACGGCGGTAATTGAAATGCTTAAAAATGAATTGAGCGGTATCATTGCAGTAAATCCAGAAGGCGGCAAAGAGGTACGGGCAAACGCTGTTGCTCCTATATGGGAAGCTGGTAATGTCTATCTTCCGCACCCATTGGTTTGTCCTTGGGTAGATGATTTCATTAATGAACTAGTAGCATTCCCAAATGCTGAACATGATGACGACGTTGACAGTATGACCCAATTGTTAAACAAAATGGTCAGCAAAGTAAGTTTAAGAGAAAGGTATCTCGACAATTAAAAAATTGAAAGGCGGTGAGTAAATGGGGAATATAGCTAATGAAGCTAAGTTATTAAAGTTGGATGGTAAAGCATATCGAAGTGACTTTATGCTTGGAAATGGCAAAGGCCACGCTAGAGACAACTTATCTAGACAAAGACCAGGTACGAGCAAGAGATTGTCACACTCACAATTAGAGTCGCTTTACTCGTCTAACTCGATGGCAAAAAATATCGTAGACATTCCAGCAGAAGACTTAACTAGAAATGGATGGAGTCTCAAAATGGAAGATGATAAAGTAAAAGCTCTGTACGAAAGTAAGCTGAGACAACTGAAGGCTAAGGAACGATTACAACAATTATTCACGTATGAACGATTATATGGAGATGGCTTCGTAAGTATTGGAACAATAGAGAAAAGAGAGTACTCTCTAAGTGAGCCATTAGACTTTGAAAATATTAAAAGTGTTCCATATATTAATGCATTTTCAGGCAAAAAGATTAGTAATAGAATTATTGATGAAGATGTTTTTAGTCCAAACTATGGACAGATTGAATCTTTTGAAGTCAATAATAGATCAAACAACAGTCGCATACACCTTCTAAATAATACGACTTACAGCAGAGCTACAACAATTCATAGGTCACGAGTTTTACATCAACAAAATTTGAGATTTGAAGATGAATTAGAAGGATCATCTTTATTAGAGAATCTTTATGATATCTTAACTGTAGCTGACACATCTGTTTGGTCAGTCGGACAAATTCTGTATGATTTTATTTTCAAAGTATACAAGTCATCAGATGTCCGTAATTTAACAGCAGAAGAAAAATTAGAAATTACAATGAAAATGGATTACAAGTTCAGAACAGAGGCGCTTGCTATTATTGACTCGGAAGAAAGTCTTGGTAAAGAAAGTTCTTCGGTAGCAGGTATCGGTGAACTTTTAGACTTTGTTTGGGATTACTTAGCAGGGGCTGCTCGAATGCCTAAGACTGTTTTAAAAGGTCAAGAGGGTGGAACTGTTACTGGAGCACAATATGATGTCATGAACTACTATTCTCGTATAACTGCTATACAAGAAAATCAGTTAAGACCACACCTTGAATATCTCATGCGGTGTCTAATGTGGGCAGAGGACGAATGTGGTGGTCGACTTGACCCTGATTCAATCGAATGGTCCGTTGAATTCAATCCACTTTGGAATGTGGACAGCAAAACTGATGCTGAAATAAGGAAACTTACTGCTGAGACAGACAAAATATACATCGAGGCAGGCGTTTCTGATCCTGATGATGTCCATGAAGCAAGATTTGGTCGGTTTGGCATAACCGAAACTTCTAAATTTAACGCAGATAGCTTATCACCAGACGAAGTAGACAGAATGGCTGCTGCTGTCTATGCGAACTATAAATGGGTAAGGGATCATGAAAAATAATCCAAAAACGAGATATCCGTTACGTTTAGAAGAAAGCTATGCTAAAAACATTCAGAAGGCCGTAAAAGAAATAGAAAAAGTTTCATTATATGAATTTGATAAGTATCTAGCACCGATGATAGATGATAAAAATATTGTTAATGATTCCAACTTAATTAATGATGGATTATTCGATGCCGCATCGAAACTAATCAGAATTGCGCAAACATACTTTTTAGGTATTCTTCAAAACAGAACCGCACAAAAAATAGTTCGTAAGCATATTAATAGTGTCAACGCATTTAACAAGTCTAATGTGAACTCTCAACTTAGCGCTAGAGGAATAAACCCACTACAGACTGAAAAATGGTTAGACAGCTATGTTCAAGCTAAAATAGCGGAAAACATCAGTTATGTCACTAATATTCGTGATGATTACTCAAAAAAGTTTGAACAGGTTATTTATCGCGGAATCACAGAAGGCAAATCTTCAAACGAGATAAGAGAAGAGCTTGTTCATCAAGCTGGTATGTCATCAGACAAAGCAGCGTTTATTGCTCGTGATCAGACAGGTACTATTTTAGGTCAGATGAATAGTGAACGCCAAAAACGAGCGGGATTTCAAGCTTTTAGATGGAGTGATAGTGGAGATGAACGAGTTAGGGATTCTCATCGAGAACGTAACGGGAAGATTTACTTTTATGCTGATAATCCATTATTACCAGGCGAAGAATATAATTGTCGCTGTGTTGCTGAACCAGTCGACGATGAAGAATTGCTTGAAGAAAGCATTGATCTTGGCCTTTCTAATCAAGAAGAGCATGCGGTCAAGACATATGTTAGCTCTGAAGCTTACAAATTAAACGATAAGCTAAGAAATGGTTATCAGTTAGATGAAAGCGACTTGAAATTGATAGACAATTTAGACAAAGCGTTAGACAAAATGACCAACTATGATGGTGAAGTAACACGTTCCATGTTTTTTGATAGCAGTGATGATCTAGTGAAGTTTGCTAACAACTACAATTTAAATGATGTTGTTCAATTTCCTGAATACATTTCGACTACAAAAGACATTTACTCAGAGCAAGACTCGTTAAGATTTGTTATAATGAGCTCAACTGGAAAAGATTTAGGTTCTTACAACAAGTCTGAAAAAGAAGTTCTGTTTAATCGTGATGCCAAGTTTATTGTTAAAGACAGATATTTATTGGATGGAAAACCATATATAGTACTGGAGGAGTACCATGAATAAAGATGAGAAAAACAAACGTAGATGGGAAGACGTTCCCAAATCAAAAAGTCTAGGTTACCCAGATGAGATGACAAAAAAAGAAATAGATACATCGAAAAAGAAAGATAAAGATTTCATGCAGCAATTGAAGAAATCTTTAAAAGAAAAAGAAGAGTAGCACCGACCTTATAGGTTGGGGCTATTTTTTATACTCAAAAAACAGGAGGGACATTAATGGATAGTCAAAAATTTATTGATTTATGTAAAAAGCATGTAGTTGATTTTGCTAACAGTCAATTGGATTACACAGATCAAAAAAAAATAAGCGAGTCTGATATTTACGTGGTCTGGTTAGCGAAAACCCTGCAAAATAATAAAGCATTATTAAGTACCAATCTATTTGATGGTATGTATTACGAAGTTACCTTCAACGGTGATAAAAATGAACTATATTTCGATGCTTATAAAAAGTGGAGAAATATCAGGTTTGATGTAACTGAAGGAGGTGATCAAAATGGCTAAAGAGAAAAAAGCTTCTAGTAAAGAAGAAAACAAAAAAGAGTTGTCAAAAACTACGCAGAAAACGATTCATACTGTTTCTGAGGGAGAAACTGCTAGTGAAATTGCGACACGCTATCATATGAGTCTACGAAAATTACTGGATCTTAATGAGTTAGAGTCGATTAATCAAGTAACCGAAGGCATTCGCTTATTAGTCGAATAGTGGGGTGAAGACATGGTAATTAGATATGACAAAGCCTTTATTCAGGATTTTAAAGAAACTGATGAAGGCTATTTGACAATCACAGCTTGTCCAATTACACGACCAGGTGTTTTCCCTTACCGTCGAACTGATGGCGGATTATCAATGGAGGCAAAATTGCCTGATGAATTATTTTCTAAGACAACTGTACTTTCAGCAAATGCTAAGCCAATGACTGATGATCATCCGACCGAACCAGTAACAGCAGCTAATTACAATAAATATTCAAAAGGCATGACTCATAATGATGCTCACGTTTTAGATAATAAGCTATTGGTTTCGTTCACAATTACAGATGCAGAGACAATAAAAAAAATTAACGATGGAAAACGTGAACTTAGCATCGGCTTTCAAGCAGATGTAACAAAAGAAACTGGCGTGTATAATGGCATGCAATATGATTCTGTTCAGAGAAACATGCAAATTAATCATATTGCAATAGTTGATGAAGGGAGAGCTGGTCACGAAGTTGCTATTCGTGGTGATTCAGCCGCTTTCATGATTGATACTAAAGATAAACAAACAGGAGGAAGTAATATGCCAAAGTTAATTATTGATTCAAAAGAGTATGAAGTAGATCCAGTAGTTAAAGCAAACTATGATGCTATGCAAGCAAAATTAGATGCTGCTGAACAACGTAGTTCTAACGTAGAGAAAGTTGAGGGAGAACGTGATGCACTTCAATCTCAAGTTGACAATTTAACTAAAGAATTGCAAACAGCGAAAGAAAATTCATTGACTGGCGATGCATTAGATAAACGAGTGCAAGAACGTGTTGAGCTTGTTAATAAAGCTAAAACATTTCTTGGCGATTCATGTGATTTAGTTGGAAAAACAGATCGTCAAATCAAAGAAGCTGTAATTACTAAAACCAACAGCAATTTTAAAGGTGATGGTAAGTCAGATGATTACATCAATGCCTATTTTGATTCTATGACCGCGATGGCCACTGAAAAAGGATTCACTGCTAGTGCTGTTTTCAACGACGCTAAAGACAAAGATAAAGAAGCAGAAGAAGATATCGAAAAACAAAAAAATAACCGTTTGAACATGAACAAAAAGGAGGATAAATAACTATGACTATTCCTTATCCAGAAAAGTATATGAAGCCTGAACTTGGTATTGGGAAATTAGCTAATTATCAAGGTGTACAAGCAGATAGTCTTGTCGTTGGTGTCGGTGGCTTAGGTTTCGGTGTCGGCGTTCAAGTAACAGAAGACGTTGCTACCACATATAAAGATGGGCAATTTTATGGTATTTCATATGCTAAAAATTATGTAGAAGAAATCCCTTACGGAGATGTGGAAAAAGTTGGTCTCTATAAAGAGCACGAAATGGTGCCGATTTTACGTAAAGGGGCTATTTGGGTGAAAGTTGATGAAGATGTTTTAGCAGGAGAAAATGCAAAAGCTTTATCAACTGGAAATTTTGGAAAAGCAACTATTAGTTCTGATCCAGCTACGACACCATCAGATACCGTGATTGGTACATTTAAAACAACAGCATCAGCTGGTAATTTAGCAGTTTTACAAATTAACTTACCTTAAAAAAACTAGGAGGACAACTAAATGGGAAATGATGTAACAGCAACTTTAGAAGCACGTGACCTACAAGCAATTGATAAGGTCATTTATCAAGCACCACAGGAGGAACTTGTGGCGCGAACCATGTTTAATGTTAAAACAGATATCAATCCAGGAGCGGAAACATACGGTTACTATGTGATGACGCGTAGCGGCGCTGCTAAAATCATCGCAAATGGAGCTGATGACCTTCCTTTAGTTGATATCGACATGAAACGTTATCAATCGCCAATTTTTACTATTGCGGCTGGCGTTCGCTATAGCCGACAAGAAATCCGTCAAGCTCAAATGATGGGAACATCCATTGATGCTACAAAAGCAGAGGTAGCACGCCGCACCATTGCTGAAAAAGAAAACAGCTTCGTCTTTGTTGGTGATCCTAAAGTTAATCACAAAGGTGTCGCTAACGCTGAAGGTATTCAAGTGATCAATTCGGCTAAAACTTGGAAAACAATGACTAGTGATGAGATTGTTGAACAATTGCGGACATCTCGTGCTAAAATTACGATTATTCCAGGTTTCAAAAGTGCGAACTTAAAGTTGATGATTGCTCCAGAACAGTTTGAAGAATTAAATCGTCGTTACAGTGACTATGACTCGCGTTCTATTATGAAGGTAGTGCAAGAGAACGGATGGTTCTCGTCTATTGAACAAGTTTACGATCTAAAAGGTGTTGGAACCAACAAAACCGATTCTTTCATCATCATGGATACTAAGCCATCAACTTGTGAGATTTTAATTCCAGAAGACATTGTCCGTTTGGAAGTTGAGTGGGCTTATCCAAACTGGAAAGTGCCATTTGAGGAACGTTGTGGTGGCGCATTAATCAGAACACCTTACGCGATTGTTCGCGTTGATGGAATTTAGGAAGGAGAATACAAATGTTAGTTCATAATAAAGGCAAGTTTATTCGACACATTGGTGATGTTCGCCTGATACCAGGTATGAACGAATTAAGCAGTTCAGATATTGAAGCTTTTACTAAAGGAATGGAAGTACCATTAAATAAAGCTTTGGAAAATCAGGGGGAAATTGAAATTCTGGATCAACCACAAAAAGGGAAAACGAAGAATTCTGTTGGATTTTCTGAATTAGCGGCAAATAAAGCAGTAGAATCCATTGCTGATACGTTCGATTTAGAATTGTTGGAAAAATGGTTGGAAGAAGAGCAAGCAAACAAAAATCGCACAACTGTAGTCAAAGCAATCGAAAATCAAATTGATGATATTAAAAACCCTGATGAAGACAGCGTAGTTAATCCAGAATAGGAAGTGGTACTATGCCCAAAAGCACAGTTGAAAATGTTAGGTTAACAGCTGCAGAACTAGTAGGGGTTAACAATGATTCTATTAAGTTGTTTATTGATGATGCTTGGCTAGAAGTAGATGCATTGCCATTTAAAGAAGAGGTTAAGGAGAAAGCGTGTCGCTATCTCGCTTGCCATCTAGCCGTTTTGAACAACCAAAATACTAAATCAGAGCAGGTAGGATCGTTGAAAAAAGAGTACTCAGGATTCCATTCAACTTTTACTGATTTGAAGCGTACTGTTTATGGCCAAGAATATTTACGTCTTTACAACCAATACGCAAAAAAAGGTTCATTGAGTTTGGTTGTGATTTGATGAAAATTACTGAGAATAACAGGATTATTAAGCTGATTGATGAACTAAATCAGCTTAATAAATATTCTTTGCAGATAGGAATATTTGGGGAAGATGATTCTTTTATGGCGATGTTGGCCCAAGTTCATGAATTTGGTGTGACTATTCGTCCCAAAGGTCGTTTTCTTGTTATACCACTTATGAAAAAGTATAGAGGTAAAAGCCCACGTCAATTTGATTTGTTTTTTATGCAAACTAAAGAAAATCACAAGTTTTTAGTAAGAAATAAAGGTAAAGACCAGTTAGAATTCGCATACATGTTAGCGGAGCAAATAACTATTCCAGAACGTTCCTTTATTAGATCTACATTTGACGAGCAAGCAAAGGCTTGGTCGGATTACGCCTTAAACCTTGTGAAAAAACTTATTGCTGGAAAAATGACAGCAGAAGAATTGACAAATAAAGTTGGTGCTCGTATGCAAAGGGATATTCAACGAACTATCAGAAATTTATCTGATCCGCCAAATTCTCCAATAACAGTCAATAATAAGAAGTCAAGTAATCCATTAATTGATACAGGAAAATTAAGACAGTCAGTGACTTATAAGGTGGTGAAAGGGTAATGCAAAGAATGAACTTTTCTAGTCTTATAGAAACTTTTGCGGTTGACTTTCAGTTAGTGTTACCTTCAGTTGAAGGTGCTGGTAAATACATTCACGGCGAATGGTTTCCTACTAACGAAGAACCCAAAACCGTTTCTGGGGCGATTATCCCATACGACAATCGGACGATTTATCAAAGTGGTGGAACACTCACATCTAGCGACAGGCAACTTGCTTACGTTGGATCGATTCCTTTAGGTTCTAAAATTATTGACATGGGAAAAGAGTACAAAGTAGAAAGCGAAGAGCCATATGCGGAACACTATGCAGATGTGAACCTTTACAGATTAAAGGTGGTGACCAATAATGCCGCAAATTAATGGGGCTTTTAGTTATGAGCTTTTAGCTGATGAGCTAATAGCAATTGTTAAGAAATCAACTGGACTTCAACTTATTGAAAGTAGCACAGCTGGACCTCAACCAAACAAACCTTTTTTTTCCTATGAAGTCATCTCGCCGTATATTCCAGTAACGATAGACGTGACTGACAATGAAGTATTTGAATTAGTAGTGTCTATTAAATGTCACACTGATTCTAGTATTCAGGCGCTTAATTTATCAGAGCAATTGAGGAAATATTTGAATAGCTTTTCTGTAAAAGTGGGATTACAAAATTCAAGAATAACATTAGTTAAAACAACCCAATCTAAAAAACGGGATAATTTCATTAGCATTGATTACGAACGTCTAGCTGGTTTTGATGCTCGTTTTAGAGTTCAAGACAGTTATGTTGACAATGCGGTAATTATCGAAAATATCGAATTACAGGAGGAGAACAAATGATTGAAAAAATTACAGATGTTAATGTAAAAATTGACATTATGCATCCACAACCCATTGTTGGATTAGGAAATCCAGCAATTTTTGTTCAAGGATCTACTCAAAACTATAAAGAATATACAAGTTTAGAAACATTAGCAAAAGATTTTGCTACAACAACTACTGTTTATAAAAAAGCAGAAACTATTTGGAAACAGGAAAATAAACCACAAACTATTGCAGTAGTGACTTTTGTAGCAGACAAACCTTCTGAACCAGAGCAACCAGATAGCTTAATTGCTGGAAGTGGAATTATCGCCGCAGCTACAAGTTACTTTTATAATGATTGGCATTTTGCATTATTAGCCAACTTTGTCGAGGCAGATGCTTTGGCACTATCAAATTTAATTGAAGAAAACGAATTTAAGTTTTTAGTAATTCAGACAGCTACAGTTGACGAATTAACAGTTTTTACAGGGAACAATCTAACTATCGGCTTAGTTCATCCGTTAGAAGAATTTTTAGATGCTGCATTAATTGGTAATACTGCAAGCTTAACAGTCGGAAGTGTTACTTGGAAATTTCGACATAATTTAGTAGGGATTACACCTAACACATTAACTACCTCTCAATTACAAGCGATTGAGAAAGCTAATGCTATTGCTTATGTATCAAAAGCGGGAATCCCCCAAACATCAGAAGGAAAAACAATGAGTGGTGAATTTATTGATGCTCTGCATGGGGATCACTGGGTTAAATCAAACATTGAAACAAATGTTCAGCGCTTGTTATCAACGACAGATAAATTAACTTTTGATTCTAATGGAATTGCTTTATTAGATACAACCGTTGCAAATGTTTTGGAAACTGCATTTAATAACGGAATTGTAGATATTGTAGATGAAACTGGTGTTGGAAATTATAGTGTGACTGCTTTGGGACGTCAAGATTTAAATCCAGATGACATTGCAGCACGAAACTATAAAGGATTATCATTTAAATACAAACGTTCTGGAGCAATTCACACTGTTGATGTTACTGGAACAATTGAAGTCTAAAGGGGGAACTAACTAATGCAAAGCATGACAACTTATGATGCCAAAGAGGTATCTACTATTATTGACAATGTCGTCCAATTCGGCTTTCAAGATGGCGATATGGTATCTTTTTCAAAAGATAATTCGTATATTGAAGTACAAACAGATGCCCAAGGACAATCTAGTGCTGCGAAGAACAACGATAATTTAGGGACTTTTACAATTAACTTGTCTCAAAATTCACCATGTAACAAACAGCTGATGGCTTTAGCTAATGGTCGTAAAGAATTTGCAATTTCTGTGACACATTCAACTGAAAAAGCATGGGCATCAAAAGCCTATATTGAAAAAACACCTGATGGATCGTTTGGTAAAGGCGTTCCGACTCGTTCTTATACGATTAAAGCATTAGATTACAAACACGAATATAACTAAGCGCTTAACATCTCGTTAAGTGCTTTTTATTTAACTTTAGGAGGAATTTATCATGACGAAAAAAGATGAAGTAAAAGAATTAGAAGTGAAAAATAACATTCCAGAAGCAGAAAAAAAACCATTTAATAAGTTCGGAAAACAAGAAAAACATACTGTTGAAGATGTGGAATATACATTTCAATTCCCTGGAACACGTGCAGCTCAAGCGATTTTAGATAACTCAAAAGGACCGTCAAATACTTTTTCTGACGTTGCTTATCACTCTCAACTTATGGACTCAGTTATTGTTACACCAAAATTGAACTGGGACTATTGGGATGAACACGAAGGATATCGTGAGGTTATGGCATTAGCCGACAACTTTCTTGGTCGAATGCTTAACTAGCCCTAATCCGAGAATTACGGAAAGAAAAGTTCAAAAAGATATGTTTAGGTGGCTGCCTGTAATAGCAGGCATTGCCACTAAAGATGAAGTCGAAATTGCCACGGCAGAGGAGCTAGCAGTTTGGAACGAAGTAGCATATCAAAAAATAAATCTAACTAAATCAAGAGGAGGTGTCATCTAATAATGGCAGATGCGTTACGTAGTTCAGTAATCGAACTCGATTGGAAAATAAATAATAGATCGTTAGAGCGTGCCAATGAAGAAACTGATAAAATTCTTGCTAAAGCTGCACGAATGGAAGGTACTTATCAAAATTCAGCAAAATCCATAGATGGCGCCACAACCTCTTTAAAAAGAAATAGTGAAGGTTTAAAACAAAATACAGATAAAGTTGTCCAGTTCGGAAATCGAGCAAAAGATTCTATGCAAAAGACAACAAACTCTGCTAAACAAACTGAAAAACAAGTAAAAGATGTTGGAAATCAGTTTGATAAAAGTAAAAATTCTGCGAGTGTTTTCGCTCAATCTAGTGCAACATCTCTAAAAGTAGTTGGAAAAGCTGCGAAGGGTGTACAAACAAGTATTGGCCATATAGGTACTGTTGCAACAAAGGCTTCAGATGTTGCTTGGAATGCTTTTACAAAGATAAGAAATGGTGCAATGATAGCTGGTGCAGCAATCGCAGGAGCAGGCAAAAAGGCCTTTGACTATGCATCTGATACTAATGAAGCTTTAAACAAAGTAGAAGTAGCTTTTGGTGATAACAATAAAGTTGTAGAAGATTGGTCGAAGTCCACACTGACTAATATTGGTTTGGCACAAGGTACAGCGTTAGACTTAGCAGCTACATATGGAGATATGTCAACTTCAATGGGTATTGGCACAGAAGAAGCTGCAAAAATGTCTACTTCATTAGTTGACTTGGCAGGAGATCTTGCTTCATTTAAAAATATAGGAATTGACCGTGTAAATACTGCATTAAATGGTGTGTTCACTGGTGAAACTGAGGCGTTAAAAGGTTTGGGTATTGTTATGACTCAAACCAACTTGGAACAGTTTGCGATGGCCAGTGGAGCGTTGCAGTCGTCAGTAGATAATTCTAAGGCTGCAAAGAATGCCATGGCAAGAGAAAAAGCTCAAGATCGTTTAAATAAAGCCATTAAAAAACACGGTGAAAATTCAATTGAAGCTAGAGATGCGCAGTTAAAATTAACAGAAGCAGAATCTAAAGGTGAAGAGGTTCAACAAGCAAAATTAGATTCTCTAAGTCAGGAAGAATTAGTACGCTTACGTTATAACTACGTAATGTCTAAAACTAAGAACTCCCAAGGCGATTTTGCAAGAACAAGTGATCAAGCTGCAAATGCCACCCGTGTTTTTACAGAATCAATAAAAGAAACATCGGCGAAGTTAGGGCAAGGTTTGTTACCAATATTCACGCCACTAATTATCAAAGCGACAGATTTTGTAAAAAAAGGTGAAGAAATACCAGATATGTTAGAAAATGTTGGCGCAAAAGTTGAGCCAACAGCAAAACAGGTAATGAAACACTTTGGACAAGCAAAAGATTATTTTGTTGATGAAATAATTCCTACAGCTAAAAAGGTAGGCAAAGCTATAGGACCTGGCATTGCAGAAGGTGCTAAAAATATGTTTAACGTAATGGATAAAGGGTTTAAATATATTATTAAGCCAAGCATTCGTATACTCAAAGAATTTACTGATGAAAACCCTGTCGCTATGAAACAAGTTGGCAAATGGGCCACGTATGGTATTGGCGGTTTGCTAGGGTTTAAGCTAGTAGGAAAACCGCTCTTGGGAGTCTCAAAGGGAATTTTAGGTATTATTGGTAAACTAGAAAAGCTTGGGAACACTGCTCAGAGAGAAGCTTTTAAAACAAGAAAGGCTTTAGAAGATGTTGATTCTGCAGCTCAAAAAGCTAGCGCACCAACGCATACTACTGCTAGTCCAAATATACAGGAATCCTTACCTGTTGGATCTGTTGGCAAAATAGGAAAAGGGGCTAAACTTTTTGGCGGAGTGAGAAGGTTTGCCAAATCGGTTCCTTTATTGTCTTATATTTCGGCAGGTTTAACTTTAACTCAAATTAATAAAAATAATAAGTTTGAAAAAATTGGTGATTCGTTAGGTTCTATCGTTGGTGGAGCATTAGGCGCTAAAGCAGCAACATTAGCTGGCGCAAAATTAGGTGCCGTAGCCGGAACAACGTTTGGTCCAATTGGTACTGTGATTGGAGGTATATTAGGGACAACGGCAGGATCAATTTTTGGAAGTAAATTTGGAAAGAAATTGCAAGAAAAATGGCCCGATATCTCTAAAAAAATTAGTGAATTATGGGAATCATCAAAGGATAATTTTTTATTGGGTCCTCTAGTTCAAGGTATTGATAAAGCAGTTAAAAAAAGCAAATCAGGAATAAAAGAAATCAAAGCTTCAGCAAAGGATTTATTCGAAAAGCCGTTTGATAATACTACTAAATCTGGTAATGGTGTATCTAAAGCTACTGCTAAGCGGATGAACTCTTTTATGAAAAACTATGAGCTTCTTGTTGATCAAGACACTACAGGTAAAATTGAAGGACGAGTTCTTACCAATGAAGAAGTTACTAAGCGATATAAAGCTTTAGAAGACATGCAGAATCAAGTTACTAAACAGCTGAATAAAAAGAAAGATAAATCTAATGGCAATCTTGATAAATTAGCTGGTATGGGAATTCTTAATGAAAAGGATGCACAAGGAGCCAAGGCAGCTGCTGATGAATTAGCAAAAGTACGAACAAATATGTTCTCTGAAAAAGTTCAAGATTTCAAGAAATTAGAAAAACAAGAATATGATGAATCTATTACTGCTACAGAGTATTACACAAATCGTATCAATGAAATCAAAGAAAAAGCAAGATTAGAAAATCGAGAACTATCAGAAAACGATAAAAAAGAAATTGAGTCGTTAGAAAAAACCTCAGCTGCTGCAGTACGTGCTGTTGAAGAAAAACATGCTGCTGCTAATAAGTCGATTCATGAAGATATGAAAAATCAAGCTGTTGTTGCATTATCAGATTCAGCTAAAGAGCAAAAAATCATTATGGGTAATTTGAAAAATGCATCAGGTGAGATTAGCGCGCAACAGGCTGCTGATGCTGTAGCAGCTTCATATAAAGCAAAAGAAGGTACAATTAAATCTGCAAATGAAAAATATGAAGAAACAAAGCGCATTTTAGATGAAGAAAGATATGTCAATGGTACGATTACTCAACAACAATATGATGATGCATTAAAAAAAGCCCAAGAACAAAGAGACGGTGTAGTCAAAGAAGCAGAAAAACAACATGAAGATGTTGTAACGCAGGCTAAAAAGCAAGCGGAAGGTCATCTTGAACAAGTGGACTGGGAAACTGGACAAACATTATCTAAATGGGAAGTCTTTAAAAAGGATTCCAAAAAGAAATTTAAAGAGATTTGGGACGGAACAGTTGAAGGCGCTAAAAGTTTTGGAGAAGGTTTCAGTAAAACTATTAGTAATACTGTAGATGGCGCTCTGAAGATTTGGGAAGATTTTAAAACAGGTTTAGCACGAAAAATTAATGCTGTTACTAGCGGAATTAATGTGGTTCTAAAGTTTTTTGGATTAGATGAGATTCCACCATGGACTCCAACAGCCGATAGCAAAGCGGATGTCTCAGGATATAAACAAGGTAAAGGCGGCAAAATGCATGCTGCTGGTTCTCGAGGTGCTTCGTATAGTGGTCCATCTTTGGTTGGAGAAGAAGGTGTTGAATTAGCATATAACAAGAGCACTTCTTCAATGCGTTTATTAGGATCAAATGGTCCAGAAGTTACTAATATAGCATCGGGGGAACGGATCTTAAACCATTCAGATACAAAAGCTGTATTAAATGGTGGTATGGGGCAAGGAACAGTTTTACCAGGTTTCCATAAAGGTAAAGGAAATGGGCTTTCAGATTTTGTTGATAGTGCTAAGGATTTCGGTGCAAATACTGTTGATAAAATAAAAGACTTTGGATCTAATGCAGTAGATAAAGCAAAAGAAGTAGGAACGAAAGCTATAGAAAAAACTAAAGATATAGCTGAAACGGCAAAAGATTGGCTATCAGATCCAATTGGGAAAGTGACGGGTTTATTTAATAAGCATAACACTTATAAAAATGGTAAAAATATCCAAGGATTGGGATATGGTGTCATGAACAAACTAAAAGACACCAGTTCCGAGTGGGTAAAAAATAAACTTGAGGCTTTCAAAGGATTTTTTGATTCCGAAGATGGTGGCGCTTTTGGTTCAGGTGCTTTTGCCCCACATTTTGGATCACCATTTGTTCGTACTTCTGATTATGGTAAGCGACCAGGTCTTTATGGGGATTTTCACACGGGTATTGATTATGCTGCTCCAACTGGAACGCCTATTCCAGCTCAATATCCTGGTTTGGTTGATTGGGTTCAATCTTCTTCCATTGGATTAGGTGAGCACGTAGGAATTAAAGTTGCTGATAATCTATGGGCTATGTATGGACATATGAGCCGCATAAGAGCTAAGATGGGCGATAAAGTTAAAGCTGGTCAAATCGTCGGTGATGTAGGTTCTTCTGGTTGGTCAACTGGTCCTCATGTTCATTATGAACTTAGAAAAGGTGGACCAAATGGCCAACACGTAAATCCTGATACTTATGGCGGAGCTGCTGGTGGTGTGGCGGTAGGTGCTGCAGGATGGGGTCCTCAAGTTAGAAAAGCTGCAAAACAAATGAATCAACAAGTAAGTGATGCAGAAGTAAACGGCATTTTAGCTCAAATCCAGAGGGAGTCTAGTGGTAACCAAAGTATTATTCAAAGTTCTGCTGTTTGGGATGTAAATACAGCTAGTGGAAACCCAGCTCGAGGATTGCTTCAGTACATTCCTCAAACTTTTGATGCATATAAAGTACGTGGATATGAAAATATAATGAATGGTTTCCATCAACTAATGGCATTTTTCAATAATTCTAACTGGAGAACAGATTTGCCGTATGGACATTCTGGATGGGGACCAACAGGTCATAGATTAAGGGCTTATGCAAAGGGAGGCCGCCCTTCAAAAGGTGAAACAGTTTTAGTAGGAGAGAATGGACCAGAATTGTTCGAAGCAGATACAGCTGGAACTGTACATCCTCATGAAAAAACTAAAGCGCTCTTTAATCAAGGATCTCCATCTGTTAATTTTAGTCCTAATATTACTATCAATGTTGGGAATAATTCTGATAAATCTGTTGTTGGTGATATTAAAGAGGCTATAAGACAAGCATTAGAAGATGAGTATGCAAAATTACTTAATATTCTAGGAACAGGAGAGGTTGTTTAATGGGATACATTCAGAGTGGTAAATCTAAAGTTGAGATTGTAAACGTCAGTGAGACTGTAACCAGTGCTGCTAATGTATCTCAATATCCTGTTGAATCAGGAGCACCAATCACTGACAATATGATGTATACAGGCGGTCCAGTCACAATTAGTGGCTGGATTCTCGCTAAAAATGGTAACGCTGCAGAGCAAGCTTACAATACATTAGTTGCATGGCAAAAAGATGTTCGTTGGATTGTTTATCGAGGCAGATCATATTTTAAAAATGCAGTTATACAAGATATCAGTAAAGGGTATGACACAGTGGAAAATGGTTTCACTATAACAATTACGTTACAACCCATACGTGTAGCTAAGACTATTTGGGAGAAGATTCCACAACCGCCAGTTGCAAAACAACCTTCGAAACCAAGTAATGCGGTATATGTGACAGTTCAGCCAGGAAATACTTATTGGGGTTGGTGGCAACAATATGGTACGTCTATTCAGCAATTAAGAGATTGGAACAAGTGGCCAGATAGATTTATACCCATAGGCGCTCGTGCGCGTGTGAAATGAGGTGACTAAATGTCTTTAAGAGCATATATTCCTATTGATAAATATTCATTACCTGAAAAATTCGAAATACCTTTAGGTAATACAAATTACATTTTTGAGGTGGACTATAATCAAACAGAAAAATTTTTTACTGTAGATCTATATGACATAGATCATACACCGATAGTTATTGGTGAGCGTATGGTAATCGATGAAAGACTTTGGCAAGACATTGTAGATACTCGTTTACCTTCAGCAGATTTGGTGCCGATGGATGAGTCGGGAGCTTCAAAAGAAATAACTTTTGAAAATTTTGGTATTCAGGTTTTCCTTTATATAGATGATTTACCTCCGAATTATAATGTTCCAAGTTTGGAAAGGGAAGATAATTAAATGGGAAATACGCAATGGCAACGATTATTACAAATTGAAATACACGACAAGAATGGGAAGAATCGAGTTCTACTAAGAGCTGATTCAGGCAGGTTGGATCGGTTAGAAATTCACTTTACAGCACCTTTTTCTGATTCACCTAATCCATCTGAAGTGAGTGTGACAATATACAATTTAAATAAAAAAAGTATTGATTTTATTAAGAAAGGAAATCCAGTCTATATCCACGCGGGATATGCAGGTACTTCAAATGGAGTGATTACGTCAGGAACGATAGCAGAAGTAAAACCCTCTGTTCTAAACGGAGTAGATAGAGCAACAACATTTACTTTTTTAGAAGGTAAAGACTACTCGGAACAAAAAGAAGTAAATATTACTTTTAATAATGGAACGGATGCTCATACTATTATAAATCGAGTTGCTAGGGAAGCAAATATTCCTTTGTCAGAAATCAAGTTAAAAAACAATAAAATATATGGGTCTGGCTACACAGCTGATGGCCAAGCAATGATGGTTTTAGAAGAGATTTCCAAAGCTTGTGACACATCACTATATTTTAAAAGAGGTCAACTTGTAATTAAAAATTTTCGAGATGGAAATAAAGAGAGATACAGATTAAGTCCTGAAACGGGACTTATTAACCAACCAACAAAAGTTGAAAGTCATGATTATACTGGTTGGTCTGTTGAGTGTCTTTTGCAACATAAAATCACTACAGGTACAGCAGTATATATCGATTCAAAAAATGTAAAAGGAAATTTTTATGTAAAAAATGGACAGCACTCCTATGATGGTAGTCGATTTGTTACAACGTGTGAGGTGGTAACCTAATGAAAGAAACTGACTTAGCTTTTTTTCGATCATTTAAAAATAGAATTTTAAAAGAAATTAATGTTATGCAACTATGTCGAGTTGTCACTTTGAAAGGTGCAAGAGCTGATGTTCAGCCAATGGCATTAAAATCAGATGGAGGCAAAAGAGCATTAATACTAAACGCGTTGATCACTAAGCATTGTCAGTCTGATATCTCACAGGGAGCGGTTGTAGTAGTAGTTTTTTGTGATCGTGACATAGATAATTATAGAAGTTCTGCTGATTATTCATTATCATCTGATAGAATGCATAGTCAAAATGACGCTGTTATTATGGGGGTGATTGTTTAATGAGGGATTTGAAAATAGTCAATGGAGACTTATCATTTATTGACTATGGAATTTTACTAGTTGAAGGAGATTTAGAACTTGCACAAAGTGTATTCATGATCTTATCAATACGACTAGAAGAATTTAAATTAGATACATCCGTTGGTTTAGAAAGTGATAATATGTTTGGAAAAAATTACAATGAAGATTACTTGAAACAAGATATTACAGAAGCGATTTTAGACCAAGAACCTAGAATTAATAGTATTGAAAATATAGAAATTGTAAGAAACAATAGACAGTTGAATATTACAGTGGAGATGCTATCAACATTAGGTGATGAAGTGGAGGTGGTAATACGTGCTTGATGAAAATGGATTTAAAAGAAAAACATATGATGAAATACTCTATGATATGTCTGAAAAGGCAAAGGCCTTGTTTGGTTCGGATGTTAATGTTTCAGGACATTCTGTTCTGGGTATCATTATTCGTATCGTTGCATGGTTTTTATCTATATCTCATGAACTAACTGAAAGAGTTTATTATAGTGGCTTCATAAGTCAAGCTACAGGGGTTTCATTGGATCGTTTAGGTGCGAATAGTGGTATCTATAGAAATCCAGCTACAGTTGCAATGGTTGAGCTGGAGTTCTCAGGAAAACCTGGTTACATCATTAATGAAGGCGTACGTTTTTCAACAGAAAATAAAGTTATGTTTCAGATGATTGATATAGTCAAAATTGATGATAATGGATTTGGGAAAGGCCGCGCAATTTCTTTAGAAGAGAATGCTAGTTCAAACGTACCAGCTAATACTATTATAGTACAAGTGGAACCTACTGAAGAAATATCATCTGTTAATAACCCTGCTAGGGCTGAGGGTGGGGCAGAACGTGAAACAGATAAAGCCTATCGCGACCGAATTGGTATTTCTGTTCGTGGGAATCCTGGACCGCCAATAAACGGAATTCTAACTGCTTTGCTAGAAGTTAGTGGGGTACGGACCGCTAGTGTTATTGAAAATAAAACAATGGAAACTGATTCGTATGGTAATCCACCCAAGTCGGTACATGTGCATATTTTAGGTGGAGTGAAAGACGATATTGGGCAGGCAATTTTTAAAAGTGTTGCCGCTGGGATTGACACTGTTGGTAATCAGGAAGTTGAAGTAAAAGACTTAGGAGGATTTAGTCATATTGTTAAATTTGATTATGCAAAATCTGTTCAAATTTTTGTGAATATTTCTATTCAAGTAGATTCAAAATTTGAAAAAAACGGACAAGAAGAAATAAAAGTTATAGTAAATAATTACATTAACAATCTGACTATGGGTGAAGTAGTCAGATTTTCTTATATTTATCCATTAATTTATCAAATACCAGGCGTTGTTGTCGCTGATGTAAAAATTGGATTATCTACTGAAACTACCGAAGCCAAAGACATTAATCTGAATCCAAATGAGTCAGCTGAATGTAAAACAGAGAATGTGGTGATTACTAGTGACCAAAAAGCTTAGAGATTATTTACCAGATCTATTCAATCGCGAAAATTCAAATATTTCAAAACTTCTTGAAATTATTGAGTTTGAAATTAAAGACTTGACTGATTTGCTGAATAAAGTAGCAAACTGGCGATCGATAGATGAAGCACGAGGGAAAGGATTAGATGAATTAGGTGCTAATGTTGGACAAGCGAGAGGAAAAACGACTGATGAAATATATAGAGTATTGATTCGTGGAAAGGTAGCTAGAAATACAAGCGATGGATCAATCGACAAAATGTTACATGCAATTGCGACATCTTTAAATTGTCATCCTAGTGATATCCATATTATATCAGCTAATGAGACGGTAGATGAAAAAGAACCTGCTTGTGTAATCATAAAAAAAGCTCCTCTTGACTACTTGAATAGTTCGGGTCTAAGTATTAGTCAATTTTTACAAATTGTCGAGAGTATCAGTGCTGGAGGCATTAGAGTAGCCTACGTTAATTTGGAGGGAACTTTTTCATTTTCAAGTACGACTGATATAGAGATTAGTAAAGAAGGATTCGCTGATATTGATGGTAATATCGGAGGAACTTTGGGAGGAGTCTTTATTCCAGAAAATGATTATAAACTGCCGCTGTAGAAAGAGAGGAGAATGCAAATGAAATTTACAAAGGAATTGCCTGTTTGGTTAGCACCAGGTATTAAACCACCCGAAAGCTTAACTAGCGATGGTTGGAAAGCTTCACAAAAACCACCAGCTGATTATTTTAATTGGTTCTTTAGCAGAACCCACGGAGCTTTAAAAGAATTGCAAGATAGTGCTACACATATTGAAGATTTTAATGCCCATAAATCAAATATAAGTAATCCTCATGCGGTAACAGCTACTCAGGTTGGTTTAGGAAATGTACTAAATCAAAAGCAGGCAACTAAATCTGAGTTTGATGCGCATGATCAAGATAACATTAGACATATTACAGATGTAGAAAGAAATAGCTGGAATGGAAAAGCAGAAAAAAATCACACTCAACCATGGTCAACAATTACAGGTATTCCAGATTCAACAATTACCAAAAAAGGGATCGTTAAGCTGACTGACTCAGTTACGAGCACGGATATACTGACAGCAGCAACTCCGAATTCAGTTAAACAAGTTAATGATAATGCTAATGCTGCAATGGCTAGTGCTTCTTCTGTAAATGATAACCTGACAAGCCATAAGATTGATTATAAAAACCCTCATAAAGTTACTTCTGCACAAGTTGGTTCATATAGCAAAACAGAAACAGATGACCTATTCATCAATAAATCAGAGGCTGAAAACGGCTTATTGGTAAGAAAAAATATTGAAATAACAGACTTAAATAATGCTAAAGAACCTGGCATATACTCGATTCCAGCTACAGGAGTTGAAAACAAGCCGCTACCAAACTCTGGAAGTTTGTTCGTTAGTAAAGACCCAGGAGGAGTCAGACAACTATTTCAAACGGAAAGGACTATCGTTATTCGTCAATTTGGTGGGGTACCTTCGAACTGGACCGATTGGAAAGAAGTAGCATTTACAACAAATGTTGTAAATTTAACTGAACCTCAGAAAATAGGTGGAACAAAAGATTTTGACGAAATTCCACTAGTTAATCAAACACCAGTAATGTTACAAAAAGAGCAACTTTATGAAGCTTGGTATACACCTGGTAAAGATCATAATGATTTGCATAACCGTTCTCGTTTTTCAATTGGTGCGGAATATAGTAACGTTGGAAAACGTTTAGGATTACCAATGAGAAGTAACCCTCTACAATGGAATGCTGGTAGATGGTTAGCTACGGTTTTAAGAGATTGCAAATTGAATGTTCGGGCAGTCGTAAAAATACAAGCTGAAGGTAGCCGTGGGATTCCATATGCATATGTTCATTTAGGTAAAGGTTATGAAGAAGCTACAGGAGATATGGGGACTGCTGGTGGCACAGGCGCTATAACAGGAATTAATTATAAAAATTTTATCCCTGTTGAGTTAAATGTCAGTTTAAAAAAAGGAGATTATTTTTCATTCTATTTAGAAGTGTTGGAAGGGAAAAATATTAATTTTGTGCAAATGATATCAGCTCATATCACAGAACTGGTTTGATCTATAATATGAAATTTAACAAGGAGGATATATCATGAAAAAAATATGGAAATTTGGTCGAACAGGAGGTACAGAGCTACAGGTATCTGACGATTTCCCAGTGCAAGTTCCTTTTACAGATGTAGCTCCTTTAACAAACGTCAATTTAGAAGACCAATTTTTTATTCCATCTGAGAACAGATGGAAAGAAATTTCTAACCAATTAGATAAGGAAAATTTGGATAATTTAAGTATATTATATAAAAACCTTGAAAAGGATAATGAATTATTAAAAGCTAAAGCAGATAATCTTGCTCTTCTAAATTCTAAGCTAATGCTCAATGACCTTAATATCCAAAAAGAAAATACCCTCTTGAAAGCTAAAGCAAATGACCTAGCTGAGATTGGTGCAAAATCAATGTTATCCATTGTACAAATTACTGGAGAAATAGGAAAAATTAATGAGCAACTTAAAGGAGGTGCTAAATAATGTTTACTTTTGATGATGTTAAATTGATGTATGATTGGGGTCTTTATACTGATGATGAAGTAAAGCTATTTGTACCTACATGCATTACAGAAGAGGAGCTTAACGAGATTGTAGGGAAAGAAGGTTAGTCAGTTGGAGTTAGAGCAAAAAGTAAAAGAACATGAAAAACGTCTTGGTGATCATGATAGAGAAATAGGTCGTTTAGATAGACGAACGATGACTTTACAAGAGCAACTAAATGCAAATTTAGTTAGATTAGATGAGTCAAATAAATTCTTACGTGAACAAAATATGAAGCAAATGGAGCAAAATAGTGAAATTTTAAATGCTATTTTGAATAGAAATAGTGAAGCGGACGAAAGAAAAGATGAACTAAAAAAACTTAACACTGAAAATATATGGAAAGTAATACTAGCTATATTTGTTTCTAGTGGAGCAATAACTATTTTATTTAACTGGTTAAGCACATTTTTAGGAGGCGCCAAATGAAAATTAATTGGAAACATAAATTCACAAGCAGAAAGTTTTGGACTGCAGTGACAGGAGTAATCGTTGCTTTGTTAGCAGTTTTTAATGTGGATGATTTAACATCTGAAAAAGTGGTCACTTTAGTAGCAGCTATTGGCTTATTAGCTGCATATATTGTTGGTGAAGGATTTGTTGATTCAAATAGAGGTAATTAAGAAGTCATTCTAAAATGGCTTCTTTTTTTATATAAAAAATTAAGAAAGAGGTTTTAAAATGAAAAAATTTAGTAAGTTTTTATTATCATTAGTTGTAGTTACAGGATTATTGTTACCAACTGCCGCAGATGCTTATCAAGTGGAACAAGATCCTATCGATTTTGGCGGATATTTTCCAGGTTATGCGACTAACGAATTAATTGTCTTACATGAATCAGGAAATGGGAACAACGTTGGCCCAAACAGTCTAGACAATGAAACGGCATATATGAAACGAAACTGGACGAGTGCTTATGTTTCATATTTTGTCGGTTCTGGCGGTCGAGTGAAGCAGTTAGCGCCAGCTGGTCAAATTCAGTGGGGTGCAGGAGCAACAGCCAATGCAAAAGCATATGCACAGATCGAACTTGCTCGAACGAATAATAAAGAAACATTCAAGAAAGACTATGCTGCCTATGTCAATTTGATTCGTGATTTAGCAACACAAATTGGTGCAACATTTGACTTGGATGATGGAACAGGATACGGAATCGTAACGCATGATTGGATTACTAAAAATTGGTGGGGCGATCATACAGACCCATACGGATATTTAGCGCAGTGGGGCATCAATAAGGCACAGTTAGCCCAAGATTTGCAAACAGGATTGCCAGAAGATGGCTCAGAAACGATTGTGAACCCTGGAAAGCCGAACGCACCAAAATATAAAGTAGGTCAACACGTTCGCTTCACAACAATCTACAAAAATCCAGATGCGCCAATTAGCAAACATATCAATGCAGATAGTTTGTGGACGCAAGTTGGAACAATTACACAAAAACTAGACGGTCGTAAAAATTTATATCGTATCGAAAACAGCGGCAAATTACTAGGTTATGCAAACGATGGTGATATTGCGGAATTGTGGGAAAGTAGCAAACCAACACCAGCTAAAACATTCACTATTGGCGTAAATGAAGGCATTGTTCTTCGAAATGGTGCGCCGAGCTTATCAGCACCAGTTTATGGTGTGTGGCCGAAAGGTTCTCAATTTAAATATGATTCCGTTCGCGTTGCTGACGGCTTAGTTTGGCTCGGCGGTTCTGATTCAAATGGTACTCGTGTTTACATCCCAATCGGTCCAAATGATGGCAACCCAAATAACACTTGGGGAACTGGATACTAAAGTATAAGAAAAGCCTGTTACTCATCGCAAGTAGCAGGCTTATTTTTTTTTGTTAAATTATTGACATAAAAGCATATAAAGGAGATAATTAACAAAAAACAAGATTGAGGTGTAATGTTGTACTATGACTGCTGAAATAGGTATTTTAAACAAACACGGAGTGGTTTTAGCTGCTGATAGTGCTGTCACGATAGGCGGAGGAAAAGTATATAATTCAGCCCGTAAGTTGTTTACTGTTGGGACTGCACATTCAATAGGAATTATGATATATGGAAACGCTAGTTTGATGGGAGTTCCTTGGGAAATATTAATTAAGCGTTTTTCGAAGCAAATATCAATGAAACCAATGAATTCTACTGAATGTTACGTGGAAAGTTTTTTAGAGTATCTAAAAAACGAAAGCTTATTAGATGATGAAAATGCTGCGATACAATATATATTTACTTTTTCAAACAATCTAGTACAAATAATAATTCAGTTATCCGCACCTAGTTTAGATAGCTTTGTACAGAGTGGTAGAGCAATAGATAATAGTGATATCATCTCAATTACAAATAGTGTAATCGATAATCTCCTGAATAATGCTAAACAATATGAAACAATTACTGAAATAAAGGAAGAAGAATTTCACAGTCTTTATGATGATGTAATAAAACAAGCGATGGAATTAGAATTCAAAATTCCAGAAGTTTTAGAAAATACATTTGAAAAGTTTACTGATTTAGTATTCTTATTATTAAATAGATCTAATGATATATTATCTTCTAGTGGTTTAGTCATTGCTGGGTATGGCACAGATGACTCTTTCCCATCATTGTATTGCCATGAGTTTCAAGGAAAAGTTTTAGGTGAAATTATATATTCTAAAACAGTTGCGCAAAAGGTTGATGTCACTCAGTTTCCTAAAAGGGATGAAGAAAACGCTGAATATTCGAAAGTCACAAGTTCGATAGTACCATTCGCACAAGAAGATGTTGTTCAAACTGTTTTAACAGGGATTGCTCCTGAATTAAAAGATAAGATATTTAGTTTATTGGAAGAGTCTGGTAAAATGGAAAGTAACGATATTACATCATTTTTAAGTGAGTTTAATAAATATCAGAATGAGATTTTTATTAGGAAAATGGTCGATACAATTGAGGTTTTACAAATTGATGAAATAGCTGATGTAGCAGAAACGTTAGTAAATTTAACTGGTTTTAAAAGAAAATATACAAGTGATATTCCAACCGTAGGAGGACCTATAGATGTATTGGCTATAAACTTAGGAGAAGGACCTATTTGGATTAAAAGGAAACACTATTTTGATATTCATAAAAATATTGAATTCAGAAATAGAAAGGAGAAATATAATTATGATTACAGTAATAAGCAAGAATACAACGAATAGTAAACTCTTTGATTCTAAAGTAAACGATTTTAATAACACCTTATACGAATTGGAAAAAATTTTTAAAAGATCCCATGTTTCTTCTGATGCTCTGGAAGAGTACAAGCAATATAAACATAAAAGAAAAATGATAGAAAATATGAAAAGGTATTAG